AATATTGAAGATAACCGTATTATGAAAACATATAATTAGTAACCGAAAAAGGAAAAAGATATGGCATTAGGTACACCTTCCGAATCTCCTGCGGTTGTCGTCAAAGAAATAGATCTGACTAGCGGAGTTCCAAACGTCCAGTCATCTACAGGCGCATTCGTTGGGAATTTTAGATGGGGTCCAGTTGGGGAAAGGGTTCTTATATCAAATGAAGAAGAACTTGCCAACAAATTTGGAACTCCAGATGCAAACAATGCTCGAGATATAGAGTTTTTGAGTGCAACACAATTTTTAAGATACACAAATTCATTGCAAGTTGTGAGAGAAACAACTTCAGTTGCAAAAAATTCAGTTTATGCAGCAGGACAAGATAATAATGGTTCAGACGTACCAGCTGCAACTGTAAATAATAAAGCAGCTTTTGATACCCAAATATCATCGTTAGATTCAGATAAAAATGTATTCATCGGTAGATTTCCTGGTGATTTAGGAAATAGTATTCGAGTTTCAGTTTGGGATTCGAGTGATATTACAGGTTGGGCATATGCGTCGAGTTTTGATGCTTCTCCTGGAACAAGCACATATGTTTCAAATCGTAATGGATCAAACGACGAAATGCATGTTGCTGTTGTTGATAAAGATGGTTTAATTAGTGGAACAGCAGGAACACTTTTAGAAACATACCCATTCGTATCAAAAGCATTAGGTGCTCAAAATACAGATGGAACTACAAATTTTGTTAAAGATGTGATTAATGAAAGATCAGAGTATATCTATATGGTAGACTTTGACTCCGACTTCCAATCAGCAGGTGCTGGTACAACTGTTGATAGTGGAGAAAACTTTTCTAGAATATTAAGAGCAGCAACTAATTACGATCTAACTCTTGGTGTTAACTCTGGAACAATTACACTATCAGATTATGCCACAGGATTTGATTTATTCGAAGATAAAGATAATGTTGAAATAGACTTTTTAATCGCGCCAGGAATGGCATCTAGAAGTGATCATACAACTGTTGTAAATGATTTAATCTCTATTGCAGGTTCAACACGTAAAGATTGTGTTGTAGTAGCATCTCCAGCAAGAACTGATGTCGTTAATTTAACAGACGCATCTACCATCACAACAAATATAACCACAACTGCAAATACCTTTACAAATTCATCCTACTTAGTAATGGATGGAAACTATTTGAAAGTGTATGATAAATTTAATGATCAGTATATTCAAATCCCTGCAGCATCTTCTACAGCAGGAATTATGGCAGCAACTGATCGTAATGCAGCACCATGGTTCTCACCAGCTGGTGGACGCAGAGGTCAATATCTAGGTGTAACTGGAATTGAGTACACTCCAACCAAATCGCAAAGAGATACTCTTTACAAAGCAAGTGTAAATCCAATTGCTAATATTCCAGGACAAGGTCTTTTACTTTTTGGTGATAAGACAGGACTTGCAAGACCATCTGCATTCGATCGTATTAACGTTCGAAGACTTTTCTTGGTACTCGAAAGAGCGATCGGAAGAGCTGCAGAATCTGTACTCTTTGAATTCAATGATGAATTCACCAGAGCAGAGTTTGTCAACATTGTTGAGCCAGTACTGAGAGAAGTAAAGGGTCGTCGTGGTATTAGTGACTTTAAAGTTGTTTGTGACGAAACAAATAACACTGCTGCTGTTATTGACCGTAACGAATTTATCGCAAGTATCTTCATCAAACCGGCTCGTTCTATCAACTATGTAACACTTAACTTTGTTGCAGTAAGAACTGGCGTCGACTTTGAAGAAGTCGTAGGCACAGTGTAAGGAGATAGAAAATGGCAGTATTAGGTGTAGATGATTTCAAAGCGAAGATTAGGGGTGGCGGTGCTCGTCCTAATCTTTTTCAAGCAACTATTAACTTTCCGACCTATGCAGGTAGTTCGGACATAACAGAAACAACTTCATTCTTATGTGAAGCAGCTCAACTACCAGGATCAACTCTTGGTTCAATTATCGTACCATTTCGTGGTCGGCAGTTGAAAATGGCTGGTGATCGTACGTTTGATGTATGGACTGCAACTATCATTAACGATACGGACTTCAAAGTTCGTAACGCAATGGAAAGATGGATGTCAGGTATGGGTGCTCACTCAGAAAATGTTGGACGTGTAAATCCAATAGACTATGAGGCAGATCTGAGAATTGCTCAACTTGATCGCACAGGAACAAAAATTAAAGAGTATATCTTTAATGGTGCACATCCAACAGATCTTTCACCTATCGATGTTGCTTATGCAACTACAGACGATATTGAAAGATTTACTGTTACATTCCAGTATCAGTATTGGACAACAGTAGACGGCACTGCAGTCTAATCATATATATTAGGGAGAGTCTTTACAGACTCTCCTTTTCATAAGGATTTAAAAATGTCAGAAAACGATAGAAGCATTAAATTATTTGGTTTTGAAATAAAGAGGGCTGCTTCGGATGATCCGAAGAAGAAGCCATCTATCGTTCCCGCAAGAGATGATGATGGTGCAGGATATGTAACTGCTTCAGGTTCACATTTTGGGCAGTATCTAAATTTAGATGGGGATGACGCTAAAGATAATTATAATATGATCATGAAGTATCGAGGTGTGTCTATGCATCCCGAAGTTGATGCAGCAATAGAAGATATTGTAAATGAATCAATTACTGGAAGTGAATTACAACAACCGATAGATCTTAATTTAGATAAATTAGATGTTGCTGATAAAATTAAAAAAACGATTAAAGAAGAATTTGACACTATAGTGGGAATGATGAATTTCCATGAACTTGGTCATGATATCTTTCGTAGTTGGTATGTTGACGGAAGAATTTATCACCATCTTGTAGTTAATGAATCAAACCTGAAATCAGGCATTCAAGAAATTCGTCCTATAGATTCTGCAAGAATGCGTAAAGTAAAACAAATAAAAAAGAAAAAAGATCGAGAAACAGGCGCTAATCTTATTGAGAATATAGAAGAGTACTACATTTATCAAGAAAAACCAGGAGCAACAAATGCTGGTGTAAAATTAAGTCTTGATTCTGTCTCTTATTGTACATCAGGACTTCTTGATGAAAATCGTAAAAAAATTGTATCATATTTACACAAAGCATTAAAACCTATCAATCAATTGAGAATGATGGAAGATGCTCTTGTTATTTACAGACTTGCTCGTGCACCTGAACGTCGTATGTTTTATATCGATGTAGGTAATTTACCTCGTGGTAAAGCAGAGCAATATATGAAAGATATCATGGCAAGATACAGAAATAAACTTGTCTATGATGCTCAAACCGGTGAAATAAGAGATGATCGTAAACATCAATCAATGATCGAAGACTTTTGGTTACCACGTCGTGAAGGTGGTAGAGGAACGCAAATTGAAACTCTTCCAGGAGGACAAAATCTTGGTGAGATAGAAGACATAGTATATTTTCAAAAAAGAATGTATAAATCTCTTAATGTTCCTCTCAGTAGATTAGAACAAGAGCAACAATTTAATCTTGGTAGATCTACAGAAATTTCACGTGACGAGTTGAAGTTTCAAAAATTTATTGATAGATTAAGACGTAGATTTGCTCATTTGTTTTATGATATCCTTCGTAAACAACTGATTCTTAAGGGTATCATAACCCAAGAAGATTGGGATAGTATGAAAAATGATATAGTAGTTGACTATATCAGAGATAATCATTTCAAAGAATTGAGAGATAGTGAATTACTCAGAGAAAGAATACAAACACTTGATCAAATTTCTAACTACGTTGGAGATTATTTCTCAAAAGAATGGATTCAAAAAAATATATTAATGCTTTCTGATGAAGAAGTTGATGATATGAAAAAACAAATTGATGGAGAAAATTCAGATCAAGATAAAACCGATCAGAAAACAGAAGTTGGTGAAGTTGGAGAAGTTGTAGAATTAAATCCTAAACCTAAAATTGTAGATGAGCAATTTGAATTAGATTTATTGATGAAAGAAAAAGAACTAGAGGTTTTAGAGAATATTACTCAAGTTTTAAAGAGTTAAATTATGGATAAAATTATTAATGAAGCTCTTTTTGCTGCAGCATTAAAAAAGCTAAATGAAGAATTAAAAGAGCTTAAGAATAATCCCCCCAAAAAAATTATTATAAAAGGAACTGAAGGTCCACAAGGTCTTACAGGTATCCAAGGTGAGCAAGGCATCCAAGGTGAGCGAGGTTTAATCGGCGAACAAGGATTGCAAGGCATTCAAGGTCCAGAGGGTCGACAGGGTGAAATTGGTCTACCTGGCGCTACTGGGTTAAAAGGTGATCGGGGTGAGAAAGGTGAAAGAGGTTTACAGGGTCCACGTGGATTAATTGGTGAACAAGGTAAAAAAGGTGATATTGGTCCAAGAGGATTTGATGGTTTATCCGGTCGTCAAGGAAAAAAAGGTGATACAGGTCTCAAAGGTGAAACTGGATTAATCGGTGAGCAAGGTCCACAAGGATTACAGGGTCCAAAAGGTGATAAAGGTGATCCTGGGATACAAGGTCAAAAAGGATTAAGAGGTGATACTGGTCCACGTGGTAAACAGGGTATTCAAGGTGAATCAGGAAAAGATGGTAAAGACCTTACACTTAAAGATGCACAACCCCTTTTAGATAAATACCAATCCGACTATCAAAGATTTGTATCAAATGTAAATAAATCTTTAACAAGTATTGGTGGCGGTGGTCTCGGTGAAAGAGATGTAGTATCTTTAATTAATCAGCATGCTGCACCTGCGGGAACCACTGGTTCTGGTGATGGAACTATTGATTCAAATTATTTACTTTCAGTTACCACAGATATTATTCCTGATTCAGATGAATTTAGAAGTTTAGGATCTCTCACTAAACAATTTAAAGATCTTTTCCTATCAAATAATTCTTTATTTCTTAGTGGTAATAGAGTTCAATTAGGTGATAATGTAGATGAAATCATAATTACAAATGCATCAAATGGGTCACAAACTATTATTAGTGGTGGTCTTGCTGCCACAAGAACTTTTTCTACTACAATCCCAGGAGCAGTCAATACAGATTTAAGATCTACAGAAGGTGATTCAGCTGGTAATTCATTTGTGTTTACCGAAACTGGATTAGGTGATAAAGATGAAGGTCCATTTGGGGAAGAACAAAGAACTTTTTATGATTGTTTAAAACCTGATGCAGCCACAACTACGTTAGATTTGGGTGCATTTTGATTATAAATAGTATAAATATTTTTTAACAGAGGATAGTATGCCTACAGTATTACAACATAGAAGAGGTACAGCTACCCAGAATGATGCATTCACCGGATCCGCTGGTGAATTAACTATTGATCTCACTAATGATACTATTCGGGTACATGATGGATCTACACAAGGTGGTAAAAGATTAGCAACAAAAGCGGAAGCAGATGCAGCTTTAAATGCAGCTGCAGGATTAGATTCAGCAAAAACAATCAATCTAATAGATTCCGCTTATGTGTTAGCTAGAGCACCGGCACAAGACTTTTTAGATTCTTCAGAAGCAATCAATTTAATTGATAGTTCTTATGTTCAAGCAAGACAAGATAAAGCATATTCTAGTTTAACAGGTACACCAACGATACCGACACTAGGAACAAGTTTTGTCGATTCATCTGAGGCAAGAAAGGTCATATCAGTAACAGATGCTGGTGGTGATGGATCATTATCATATAATAATTCAACAGGTGTGTTAACTTATACTGGTCCTTCAGCTTCTGATGTAAGAGCACATATTACCGCTGGTGAAGGTATTGATATATCTTCAGGAGAGATTTCTGGAGAAGATGCAACAACAACAAATAAAGGTATAGCATCTTTTGCCACTGCAAACTTTACTGTCGCATCAGGTGCAGTGAGTTTAAAAGCAGATGGTGTTAATGATACACATATAGATTTTGGTACTGGAACAAATCAAGTTAGTACTGCTGATCTCCCCGAAGAAACTAATTTATATTTTACTGAATCACGTGCTAAATCAGCAGCAGTAGCGGACGAAATCAATAATGGAACAACTGATGTTGCACCGTCGCAAAATGCAGTTTTTGATGCTTTAGCACTAAAACTCAATGCAAGTTCAGTTCCAACTCTTGGCACAGATTTTGTTGACTCTGGACAAGTCACAGCACTAATTGATTCATCATATGTTCAAGCAAGACAAACTGCCAGTGGAGTAGATTCCGCTGCCACTATTGCTCTTATTGATTCATCATATGTTCAAGCAAGACAGTCTGGTGGCGAAATTACGATACAAGAAGAAGGTTCCTCGTTATCAACAGCAGCCACAACACTCAACTTTGTTGGATCGGGTGTGACTGCAAGTGGATCAGGAACAACAAAAACAATTACTATCACTGGTGGTGGATCTGGAACAGTAGATAGTGCAGCAGTGATTGCATTAATGGATTCTTCATCACGACATACTTTCGGTTTAGTTTCGGTTACTAACGATGCAAGTAACGGACAATCAGGTCAGGCACAAATTGAAGCAGATACCACAAGAGATTCACTTTATTTAGTAGGTGGTCCAGGTTTAGCAATTACCACTAATGCTGAAGAAGATAGAATAACATTCACACCAGTCAATCAATTTGACTCTGCTGAAACGATAGCACTCATCGATTCAGCATATGTATTGGCTCGTGCGCCTGCACAAACGACTGCCGACTTTCCAGATTCTGCAGGTGTTAATACACTAATTGATGCACGAGTGACTCTTGCATATGGTAAAAGTTTAGGATTCCTAGACTCAGCAGAAATTGTACAAGCTGCAAAAGATGCGATTACCAAACCATACATTCAAGCATTTGACTTTTTAGATTCCGGCGAAGTGGTTACTGCTGCGAATGCAGCTATTGACAGCAAGGTTAATGCATCATATGTTAACGCACTCAATATTATACCGACCTTTGGGACAGATTTTGTAGATTCAGCATTTGTCACTTCAGAAATCAATAATCTAATCGATGCAGCACCAGGCGCATTAAACACATTGAATGAATTAGCAGCAGCAATCGGAGATGATGCAAACTTTAGCACCACAGTTACTAATTCAATCGCTGCCAAACTTGATTCAGCACAAACGATAGCTCTGATTGATAGTTCTTATGTTCAATCAAGACAATCAGCGACTGGTGGCACGGATCCTATTTTTAAAACAATCGCAGTCGCTGGTCAAAGTAGTATAGTAGCTGACACCACAACAGATACTTTGACTGTTGTTGGAAGCACTGGTATTACAGTTACAACGAATGCAGGTAGTGATACACTCACTCTTGCAACAACCGATGGGGATATTGTTCACGATAACTTGTCAGGATTTGTTCCTAATGAGCACATAGATCATACAAGTGTTTCTATTGCAACAGGCACTGGATTAAGTGGTGGAGGTACGATTGCTTCAACAAGAACACTTAAAATAGATTCGTCAGATCTTGCTTCTCTTTACAGTAAAGTGATAGTGCATGATAATACTAATGGATTTGTTGCTAATGAACATATTGATCATACAAGTGTTTCTATTGCAACTGGCACTGGTTTATCTGGCGGTGGTACGATTGCCTCAACACGTACTTTAAAAATCGATTCCTCAGATTTAGCGAGTTTATATAGCAAAGTCATTGTACACGACAATACTGATGGATTTGTAGCAAACGAACACATAGATCACTCTGGTGTTTCAATAATAGCAGGTAATGGATTATCGGGTGGAGGAACTATTGCTTCATCTAGAACAATCAGTATTGATTCTGGTAATTTCGATGTAATGATTGATTCAAATCTAGGTGGTAGTTCAGTATTAATTGATGGCAACGGATCGACTGGTGGTATAACATTATCTGATGGTAATATCGATATTCGAACTGG